TGGGAGGGCGCCGCCCTTGTTGACGACGAGGGCGATGAGGGCTACGAGCACGGCGGCGCAGATCAGGCCGATCGCACCGAACACCACCCGCTCGACGAGCTTGAGGCGGGCGTCGAACTTCGACTCGATGCTGGTGAGCCGCAGGTCCAGCAGTGTGTTGTGGGCCTCGTAGACCGCACGCAGGACGAACTGCTCCAGCTTCGCCTCGAAGGCGGCGTTGGAGGACTCGAGGTGCGCCTGGAAATCGGTGAGCGATGCTTGGATCTGTTGGACCGTCTGCTCCATCAGGGCTCTTGCAACATCATCACCGGGCACGGTGGGTCCTTCCTGGCTGTGAGACGGCGGCTCGATCCGCCGGACTCTGGGAGGATACCCGCTGAGCTCTGGAATCACCGGACCTGGGAGATAGTGTGGTGCCGTGAACTCCGCCGACAAGAAGGCATACCTAGCGCTACTTGGCGAGGGAATGACCAAGAGTCGCGCCGCGATGGAGATCGGCATGACCAACATGGGCATCGCCGAAGCCATGAAGACGGACCGCCGGTTCTTCGAGGACGTGCACCAGCTCCTCGCCACCATGACCGACGACGTCGAGCAGGCCCTCTACGCCACCGCGCTGCGGGGCAACGTCGAGGCGCAGAAGTTCTGGCTCACCAACCGCGACCAGGAGAACTGGGCGAACCGCTCCCGCGTCGAGCACACCGGCCGCAACGGCGGCCCGATCGAGATCGCCACCCAGGCGACCCTCGCCCTCAAGACGATGCTCCTCGACCGCGACACCCGCGAGCTCGCGGTCGACTACATCGACGCCGAGCTCGCACCCGTGAAGGCCCTGGAGCTGGAGTCCGGTGACTCTGCCGCCTGAAGCCAACCCATACTCCGAGCCCGACGAGGACGCTCTGCCGCCGGACCTCGTCGAGCACCTCCAGAAGATCGCCTCGCCCGCCAACGTCGCCGCCTACTGCTCCGAGGGGAAATGGCTGCCAGCCTGGCACCTGAAGGTGATCTCTCGAGCTCTCGTAGAGGCTGAGACCGACCCCGAGCAGAGCTTCCTCAACCTCCAGGTGACGGTTCGAGGCGGCAAGAGCGAGCTCACGTCGAAGTGGAACGTGGTCTGGTACCTCGGGGTGTTCGACGCCAAGCGCATCCTCATCGTGTGCGCCACGTCCGACCTGGCCGAGAAGTTCTCCCGTGAGGCCCGCGACCTGTTCAAGATTTGGGGCCCGCTCCTGTTCGGCAAGAAGGTCCGCGACGACCTGTCGGCCGCCGACGAGTGGGGCACCTCCGACATGGGTCTGGTCCGCGCCGTCGGCGCCGAGTCCAAGGGCATCACCGGCTACGGCTTCGACCTCATCATCATCGACGACCCGATCTCCGACGCCAAGGCCGCCCGCTCCGAGGTGCAGAAGAAGAACCTGCTCGAGTGGTACGCCGCCACCCTCCGCACCCGACTCCAGCCCGGGGGGACGATGATCCTCGTGATGGCCCGATGGACCGACGACGACCTGTCGGGCACCGTCGTGGAGAAAGCCATCAAGGAGGGCACCGGAGACCCCTGGAAGATCATCCGCATCAGCGCGCTCGCTGAGTGCCCCATCCACGAGTGCCCGCCGCTCGAGGCCGAGGAGGGCGAGTCGTTCACCGACGAGGAGCTCGAAGCCCACGTCGAGCAGTGGCGCCAGGAGTGGCGCGACGAGTGGGGCCGCGAGGACGGCCAGTCGTTCTGGGAGGAGATGTGGCCCGCCCACGTCCTCGAGCGCATCCGGGAGGGTCTCCCCGACCCGACGGCGTGGGATGCCCTCTACCAGCAGAACCCCGTCCCCCAGTCGGGCAACAAGTTCGAGCGCGGCCACTGGAGGCGAGCGAACACCTCCGACCTCGACATCATCGACCGCTTCCGGGCGTGGGACCTCGCGAGCTCGGAGAACAAGGGCGACTACACCGTGGGTGCGCTCCTCGGCCGCACCCGTGACCGGCGCACCGTGATCCTCGACATCATCCGAGGCCAGTGGGGGCCCGACCGCGTCGAGCAAGAGATCCTGGACGCCGCCGACCGCGACGGGATGGAGGTCCGCATCCGCATGGAGATCCCCAAGGGCGAGTCGGGCGTGACCCTCCTGCACTACGGCAACCTCCTCCACCACCGCGACTTCGACGGCTGGAACGTGAAGGGCAAGAAGGAGGACCGGGCCCAGGTGATGTCGGGCTCGCACAAGAAGGGGAAGCTCATCATCCCCGACAACGCACCCTGGGCCGAGACCCTCATCGCCGAGTTCGAGCGGTTCCCCTACGGCACCCACGACGATCAGGTGGACGCCTGCGCCCTCGCCTTCAACCAGCTCTGGGAGTACGGCGGCGGCGACACGATGATGACCATCCCCGCCGACGCCGAAGCCGTCATGTCGCTCACCGCCGGATTTCAGCCACCCGAGGAGCTGGTCGAGTACGCAGGACATCTTCCTGCCCCGTGGGTGGAACTGGCTGACCAGCCGGGATGAACTCCCACCACACGTAGCGACGGAGCCGCCTCGGCCGGGTGATGCGGTGCGGCCACAGCGTGCCCTCCACCTGGGCCCCGCCGGGGCAGAGTGAGCGGAGCGGCCAGTACTGCCACTCGTCGTCCTCGTGGCTCCTGCGGCCCCGGAACGCCCGGTAGGCGTACAGCGTGTTGGTCGCCCCCAACGTGCCCCGGAAGGCGTGCAAGGTCTTCTTCATGCGGATGCCCTGGCGTTGGATGCGCCGGGAGTTGCGACGCATCATCTTGCGCTGCTCTCCCGTCGCCCAGTCCGGGGGGCTGTCGGCCAGCATCCGAGCAGCGGTGTCGAGGTCGTCGAGGTCCATCCGCACCCACGCCTTCCCATTCACCACCCACTGCGAGTCCTCGCGCTCGCGGTGCATCAACGCCACGTAGGTGGCCTGGGCCTCGGGCGGGTCGTCGACCGACTGACCGAACTCGGAGCGGATGTAGAGCTCTGCCCACGTCGTCCCGACTGAGATCCTCACGCCAACTCTGCGCCGTGCACCACGAGCCGGTCGAGCACGTCCTGGAGGAGGTGACGGGGCATGGAGGCCGGGTCCCACCCTTCGGCCGTGAGGAACTCGCGAGCATCCTTGCGGCACTCGTCGTCGGCGTTCTTCCATGCGACGTTGAGCTGCTCGCGCTCGGCGGGGGTGAGAGTCGGGTCCTCGTGGTCGATGTCCCCGGTCCCCAGAGCGGGGGCCGGAGGCGGTGTGAGCCCTGCCATCGAGCCGGAGCCGAGGGTTGCCACGCCCGCCCCTGCTGCGAGGTCGTAGAGCGACGCCTGGAGGCGCAGGACCGGCACGACGAAGTTCTTGGTCTTCCCGCCCGAGACCTGCTTGCGCGGCTCGATCGCCAGCGTCGCAGCGACCAGGCCGCGGGTCTGGGCCATGTCGATGAGCGCAACCATCTGCTCCATCTCCCGGGTTGCGGCCCACGAGTTCGTGCGCAGGTTCCACACGCCCGTCAAGGACGTCTCGGGGATGATGACCGACAGCCGCACCGTCGGCTTGCACTGCATGTCGTCCTCCTCGGCGCAGATGCACGCCCGGTCCATGAACGACACGTCGTCCCCGGTGCGAATCGGGACGGTGACCTCCTCGCCGTCACAGCGACGAGTACATCCGCCGCCGGACCATTGCTCGTAGATCGGCGTACCGCCCAGCGGGTCGGGCGGGAGGATGACGTTGATCTCCTTCGCCTCCGACTCGAGGTCGAACAGCCCGCCAGCGTCGACCACCGTCCCGCCGTACATGGCGGCCAGCTTGTCGACCTGGGCACGGTCGCGGGTGGTGAAGCGGAACGTCTCGATCGAGGCCGGACGGGTCGACCGGCCGTTGGTCGTGGGGACCAGCTTGCCGATCTTCAGCTTCCCCGCCTCCTGGAGTCGACCATGGGAAACTTCGCGGATGGGGCGGACGGCGGGGTGGCTCATGGCGTTGAGTCTACCTCCTCGGGAGTGGGTGGACGATGGTAGAACAGCGGCTTCAGCACGCAGTCACGAGGCTCGCCGTCTTCCTTGGCGTCGCTCGTGTAGAGGTCGTTCTCGGCGAAGTCGCAGCGA